GCGGCAGGGCCCTTGATCTTTGCTATGCTGACGTCCTCCCAGGTCGCGCCGAACACGTACGAGCCGACGATGCCGATGAGCGTCAGGAACGCCATCGTCACCGCGGTGTCGGCCGGCCCGGTCGTCAGGCCCCTCCAGAGCACGTAGGCTATGACCCACATGCAGAAGGCCGTCACGGCGAACATGAACCGGCGCCGGATGCGCCAGCTCGACTGCCCGCCGGGGTTGCGCTCCTTCTCGTCAGCCATCAGAACGGCCCCACCACCGACATGTAGGTATCCACGGTGCCGGTCGTGTAGGCGATAGCGCTGGTTGAGTAGCAGAAGGGTTCCAGGTAGTCGGTCGTGCCGTTGCAGTAGACGAGCGCCGAGCCGCCGGTGCCGTACATGCTGCCTGCGTCGGGGCCGAGCACGCGGTGCAGTAAGCCATTCTTGCCCACACCGGCCACCAGGGGGGCGCTGGTGTTGCGGCGCACCCGCATGTCCACGTGGTAGTAGCCAGCCTTCTTCGGCACGAAGCGCTTGTTGGTCGCATCCCAGATGGAGTTCGTGTCGAACTCCGCATTGTCGATGGGAATCTTTGCCCACGCGGACGTGCTGTGCGAGTTGGCGGCCGTGGCAAGACTTACGAGGGCCTTGTCCAGGTTGGACGCCACCGTTATCGTGTCGCCGGCGTCGTTGACCGTGATCCCGATACCCGTTCCGGCGACCAGGGCCGCTCCGATGACGTCGCGCACCTGCTCGTCGGTGTAGCCAGCGCCAGAGGCCGCGATCGTGATCGTGTCGCCTGCGTCGTTGACCGTGATGGTGATGTTTGTACCCGCCACCAGGGTCGTGCCCATGACGTCGCGCACCTGCTCGTCGGTGTACGACCCGCCACCGCCGGCGGTATTCTCGATCGTGATCGTGTCGCCGGCGTCGTTGACCGTGAGGCTGATGCCAGTGCCTGCGACCAGGGCCGCGCCGATGGCGTCGCGCACCCGCTCCGCCTCCGAGACAGTGTCGATGGCCAGCGTTATGGTGTTGCCGGCGTCGTCCACGGTTATGGAGACGCCGGTGCCGGCGGCCAGGGCCGCGCCGATGACGTCGCGCACCTGCTCGTCGGTGTACGCCGGGGACTCGACAGCCCAGGCGCCTCCGCGGTACACCACGCGCACCTGCTCGTCCTCGAGGTAGGCCGCCCAGCCGGTGCGCGGCGTGCCGTACTGCCATGCTGCGCCATCCCAGATGGCGACGTGGCCGGCGTGGCCGGCCCAGGTGCCGGTCGGCGCGCCGCCGACGATGTACGTGTCGCCCGCGGCCGGAGCGCCGGGTGCGGCGTTCAGGTCGCGGTCCTTGACGGAGAGGTGGAAGCCGAAGCGGCCGAGCCTCAGCAGGTTGGCGTCCATGCCGGGCTTCCAGCCGGACTCCCCGAGGTTCCACCCCCAGAGTAGTCCGGAGCGCGGTTCGGTCTGTGCAGGCATGCTATTTCTCCTAGTGTTCGTTAGCCGACCAGGCCGGAGGCCTGGGTGAAGGTAATGCCGTCGGTCGTAAAGTGCAGGCGCAGGCCGTCGGAGGTGTTGCCCATGACATTGAGGACCGTGCCGCTGCTGGCAGTAGGATATGCTACCTCGAACGACACGATGCCCGAGCAAGTGATCGCGGCCCAGTCACTTCCGTCCCAACGTAGACCCACGTTGCCTCCCTGACGGTACATGACCGGGGCGCCGTCGACGTAGAAGGGCCCCACCAGGTCCACCACATAGACCCCGTTGTAGGTGCTGGCCCCCGAGGCGGTCTCGAGCGTGGACGTCCAGGTCAGGCCCTCGTCAGAGGACTCAAGCACCTGGAAGACATAGCCAGGCACCTGCCCGCGAGCGGTCACCCGCCACACACCGCCGCCAAGTATCATCTCGTTCTGCGTCGTGCACTGGTCAACAGACGGCCCAGTGAACATGTCCTGAGTGTCGAGCGAGGTAACCCAGTCCACCAGCGCATCCGGGTCCGTGGTGGTGAGCACGTAGCGGCCGTACTGGCACATCCAGCCATACGAGGTCTTGTGGAGCTGCACACTGCTGTAATTGATGCCCATGCTGCCGCTGAGCACAAACGGGATGTCGCCAAACATCTGCCCAAGCAGGGCCCACGTGTCGCCGTCATCCGTAGACTTGTATACGTAGTTGCCCTCCGCCAAGCAGTAGAAGTCCGTGCCGTCACTACCGATCGTGACGGGGAAGTGCGTGGCCATGAACTTGGAACCGAGATTGGTCGGAACCGCCGCTGTGGTGCCGCGGTAGAAATACCAGGTCGAGGAGTCAGAGAAACGCGTTTCGGAGGTGAAGCCGACATAGGTGCCGGCGGAGTTCCAAGCGGTTGCCCTCTCGTTGCGGCTTACGGCCACGGCGGGGACCACGTCGGCTCCAACCTTCAGGAAGGTTTCGCCGTCGGAGCTTGCATAGAACCGGGTGGTGAACACCCCGCCCTCGAGGCCGGACGCGTAGGCCAGGAAGACCCCGTCCACATAGCCGACGGGGTGGAATACGCTAGTGTACTCGTCGAACGGTGGCAGCGTACCGGAGCCAGAGCCCGTAACTGCAAACCGCCAGTCGTGCTTCTGGTAGCTGACTACGCCGTCACGCTTGGACTCGAGCTCCACCCGGTAGAAGGCGGTGTCTCCGGCGTAACGCGGCGCCTCGTACACAAGGAAGTTGCCCCACGTGAAGCTGGCAGAACCGTGGCGCACGTCGTCAAAGCTGATGAGCACCTGCTTGTCGCCGTGGGGGAACACCATGGGGTGGGGTTGCGTGCTCGTGCCGCCCTCAAAGACCGCGCTGAGCGTGCCCTGGTACACCATGGAGGCGTTGAACACGCGCGAGGACGTGCCGGACCCGGCGGGCCCGCCGGCCATGATCCAGTATTGACCGTTGGCCAGGAGTATCTTGGTGCCCTCGTAACCTGACGAGGTGTCGGTGCCGATGGCCGTCCAGGTCGTCAGGTCGGTCGAGTAGGCCGCCGCGGCGTAGAACGGGCTGCCGGAGAAGTCCGTGCGCTGCGTCATCGAGTAGGCAATCAACCAACGCGAGTTGGCGGAGTCGTAGACCATCATGGGGTCATACGTGCCGGGGCTCGCGCCGGACTGCGGCAGACTGAGCTGCGTCATGCCGGACACGATCCTGGTGCCGTTGAGGAGCTCCTGCGACGTCTCGAGCTTGTGCAGCACGTCGATGGCCCCACCGAAGCCATTCCCCCAAGTACCGATGAGGATGCGGCGGTTGCCGGACGGGTAGTAGATGATGTGGGGCACGAGGTCGTTGTAGACCTTGCCGCCGCGCTCCACCATGATGGCGCCAACCTGCTCGTAGGAGTAGTCAGTCAGGTCGAGCGAGAACACGCCGGCATAGGCCTGGCCGCGCGCGTCCGGCAGAGTGGCCGTGAAGAGCACCGTGTCGGCGGTCGGGTTGTACGGGCTGCCGTCCTCGTTAGTCACGAGGGTCTGGTCGCGCATGCCCACGCCGCCGTGGCGACCGAGCTTCAGGTTGTCGAAGGCCCACGTCACTGCGCAGTCCTTGGAAGCGGAGAACGTGGCGGGATTCCAGCCGGTGAGGTTGCCGGTCGTGCGGAAGTCGTAGGTGCCCGTGGAGATGCCGGTGCCGGTCACGTACTGCCAGCCGGAGCCCGTGTCCATGTAGACCGTGAACGAGTCGACGACCATGGCCAGGGCGATCTTGAAGCTGGACGGCACCGTCTTGGTCACGTTGGCCAAGAACGATGTGCTGCCGCCGCCGAACCGGGCCTCCACGCGCACGGCGTTCTGAGTCTGTTGCGCTACAGCCATGACGAAGTTGTTGGCGTCCTTGGCGATGCCGACCCCGCCATTGCTGTAGCCTGCGGCCGTGCCCGTAAGCGTTACCTCCGCCTCAATCCACGCAACGGGCATGCTGAGCGACGCCGTATTGATGGCGCCTATGTCGTTCTTGTCGACAGAGGTGTTGGCATACGAGACTTGGTACTTGCCGCCGGAGATGCCGGCAGTGCCAGCTGTGCCCAGCGTGTAGTGGGTCACCTGGCCCGTGTCAGACGCATAGGCTTCTACGTGGTCCACGAGCGCGGCTGGCAACGGATCGAAGTGGTCGACGTCCACGACCTTCGAGAAGGACAGGTCGCACGGGGCAAGCTCGGCCCCGCCGCCACCCGCGCCCGGGTTCGGCCATGAGTAAGACGTGCCCGTGAGGCCGGACTGGTCGGTCACCATCGTGCCCACGTCGTTGTAGATGCGCAGGTTGTAGGTGGTGCCGGCCTCGGGGCCGATGTTGCCCTCGGTGGTGTCGTAGATAGTGCCGGAGGTCTGCTGCCGGCGGTCGCGGTGTGACCACGTGAAGTCGACCGTGGCGCCGCTGACTACGTTGGGGTACGCAGAGCCGTTCAGCTTCAGATTGCCGGGCGGGTAGGGGCGGTAGGCGCGCTGCGCGAGCGTGTGGCTCACGACCGGCGCGAGGCCGGCGTCGAGGCGGCCCCCGCCGGTTACAGACAGCAGCTTGGCCTGCACCGTCTCCCCGGAGGTGTACTCCACGGCGTCCGTGCCCTGGTATACGTCCCAGAAGAACACGTGCTCGCCGGCCGCGTGCTCCGCCGGCACGGTGTCGAGGACCCCGCGTCCGATGGTCATGAGGCCCGTCTCGTGGTTGAGCGAGTCGACACGGCACAGCTCGTTGCCGATCTGCACGTGGCGGCCCACCTCGACGAGGTCGAGGTCAGAACCGCTAAGTATGACGACCGAGGTCGTCGTGATTGCCAGCGTAGCTGCCAGCACTGCGTGAGGACTGAAGTCCATGGTGCCCACCTCCTCGTAGCCGGCCCCGGAGTCCACCAATAGACCCGCGTTTATGGCCGCGCCGGGACGACCGGCGCTGAGGATAATATAGCCCAGTTCAGGGGAGGTTGCGAGCCGGTTGTCGGCGTCCGTCTGCCCCATCGTTTGTACGAGCTCGTAGTAGGGGGCCTCGGTCATCATCTGCGCCAGCACTGGCGTCGGCTTGCCCGACGGGTCGGTCCAGCCGCCATCGCCCGGAGGCGCCACCACAACGGAGTCCGGCAATGCGAACACGTCCTCGATGGCGGTGATCTTGACCTGGTTGTTGCGGCCGTCGCCGAGCGCGAGGCCAGTGACGCGCATGACCACGTCCTCCACCTCGAGGTCGGGCCAAGTCCAGCGGAACACGTCGCCGATGTTGAGCGTGGCGCCCTTGCGATTCGTGTAGATGGTGGCGGAGAGCAGCGGTGTCGAGAAAGCCTTCAGGTTGCGCAGGCCAACCCGCGCCGCAATGGTGGGGTTGGTGAAGCCGGGGTACTGCAGGGTCGTGTTGATGACGGCGCCCTGCATCTGGATCAGCGCCTGGTCCTGGATGGTGATGCTGCCGGACTCGCTGTCGGCACCATTCCAGTATTGGATCGTTACCGAGTTCACCAGCTCGCCGAAGGTGGGGCGCGACGCGTTCTCGACCTTGACCACGTCGTCCTCGCCGATCTGCGGGATGGTGTCAAAGTCGTAGTCGTCCCGCATCAGCTTCAGCACGAACTTCCCGGATGTGCGGTCCACGAACAGGGAGGCACTGATGTGGCGCACCACCTCCTTGATGAAGTCCTCGATCGGAATCTGGCGGTCCCACAGGAGCGACATACCCATGCCCTCCGCGTGCAGCGTGTCTGCTGCGGCGGCGAACGAGGTGTCGTCGACGTCCGACTCCTGGTAGCCCATGCCCCAGTCCGGGTCAGTCAGGCACTCGCGGATGATGTGGGCCGGGTTCATGTCGAGGATGGTCCGCTCCTGATCGCGGAGCCGCAGGTCGAAGTAGAACCAGTTGTCCGGGCGCACACCTCCGCTGTCGTCGCGACCGCACACGACGATGCTGTTCTCGCCCACCACGAAGTAACTGCTGGGGATCGTGGTGAGGAAGTAGTGCCCGTAGGTGTCGTAGTTCGTGATGACCTTCGAGCCGTTGACCCACACCTCGATACCGTTGTCCACGAAGGCGTCGAACCTGAACCCCCCGTCCGGCAGAGACGACAGGTTGATGGTAGACCGCAGCCACACCTTGCGCTGCTGAGGTACGACGGTCGAGGGGGTATTCGAGAAACCCCAGCCCGCCGGCACGCCGCTACCGCTGCCGGTCCACGGCTTGTCCCCGAACGGGGCCGGCCCGTTCGGCCAGCCGCTGTCGTCGTAGGCCGGGGAGGAGTAGTCTCCGCCGTCGGTGAGCGAGACGACCTTGTAACGCCAGTACATGAAGCCAGCGCCGATGACGTCGTTGTAGGACTCCACCTCCGCCTTCTCGTCATACCACTGGGCCATGCCGTCCTGGCGCACGTGGATGCGCTGGAACCGTGCGTCCCACTTTTTCAGGTACGGGTTGATGCCGAGGTAGCACTGGCGCAGCACCATGCCAACGACGCCGCGGAAGGCGGGAATCTGGGAGCCGAGCTGCGACTGCAGGTAGGAGTTGCGCCCCTGCGAGGGCAGGCCCATCTGCAGGTCCACGGTGCCACTGATGCCGCCCTCACGCGATTCGCCGCCGAACAGGTCCTTGGCGTTGATGGCTATGGAGCCGTCGAGGCCGGTGCCCTTCCAGGCGTCCCGCTTGTCCACCCGCACGCGCAGCAGCTTGTCCACCGGCCCGTGGCACCACACCATGTGCATGCCCAGGTAGTATTTGTACCCTACCGTTACTTTCTTGCTACTTCCGCCCACGTGCCACCTCCACAACTTTAAGGGCCATCGCGTCTCCGGTGGCCTCGATCTGCTCAGCCGGCAGCCCCTCCGCGAGGAAGCGCTGCCAGTCCAACCCATGCCGCTCGAAGAAGGCGCGAGCCCCGCGGGAGCACATGCGCGCGGCGCGCACGTGCTCCATCGTAATTGTCACGTCGGGGATCGTCACTTCTTGCCGCCCTTCTTCTTGATCGCCACCGTGCGCAGGTGGCCGTACCACACCACGTTGGGGCTCTCTATGTCGCGCGTGCCGAAGAGGACAGGAATCTCGCGCCCCTCTTCCGCCGTAGGCGCCTTGATGTCGCCCAGCCCGGCAGGCGGCTGGGTCTGCGGCTTGGGCATCAGCGCATAGCTGAGCACCAGGGACGCAATGAACACGATGGCGTAAACCCATGCCATGGCTACAGCCTCCTCATACGATGGACGAACCACTGAACGGGTTCTTCGTTGGAATCCACGAGAAGCCGCCGTAGTTGTCCAGGTTGTCGAAAGTGCCCTGGCACGTGGACCGCGTGTGATCGCACCCAGGGTACAGCGTCACGAAGCCGCCCACCTGAGCCGGCAGTTGCTTGACGGCACGCAGCAGCGTCACGATGTCGCCATTATGCCCGACCAGGTAGCGGAGTACGCCGTCGGGCGTCCGGATCATGCCACCAACGAGGTAGCCCGCCGGCAGCAAGGCCGCGGACGGCACGACCAGGTTGGCGCCGTCCACCGACGACAGCACCCCGGGCGAACCCCAGTCCTCCGCGTTTAGGCGGCAGCCGCGCCCGTACAGCGCGTGGCGGCACGACCGCTGGTATCTGGCGCGGAGCCCTGGGCGGCGCAGCGAGGTGAAGATGGGCTCGCACTCCACGTTCAGCGCCTCGCCGGAGGCCTTGAAGCTCGACACGCGGCCCTTCCAGTAGGTCACGAACTGCGCGTCGGGGTCGTCCAGGTGCCCACGGTACAGCGTCACGGATGTCAGCAGGTCTGGCGTGTAGCTCAGGAAGGTGGACGCGAACTCGTGCCCCCGCGGGAACTTGAGTGAGAGCGTGTCCTTGGCCATCTCGCCGGACTGGGTCACCGCACCGAGCTGGACCGCCGTGGGGGCCCAGTCGAAGCCGAGAGCAGTGACGACGCGGTTAGCCGTCGTGTAGCGCCACTCCGTCGTGCCCTGCACCAGGTGTAGCAGCATGACGGGCCGGCCGGCCTGCACCGAGGTCTCTAGGTTGTTGTAGCTCATGGCAGAGGAATCTCCCTAACAGGAACAGACACGCTGGCACCGCGTGCCGCGCGCCTCTTAATCTCGACGCGGTCGGCGTCGAACCGCGAGAAGGACAGTATGCTGCAGCCCAAGATGTCGGCGGAGGCCATCGTGAAGCCGGCGGCCGAGCTGAGGTCTAGCACCTCGAGATCGCTGCTAGAGCCGTAGGCCTCACCGTACGCCAGGCCCCACCCTCCGTATGCCGACCCGCCGGTCACCTGCAGGTAGTGAGACGACCCATCACGTCCCAGCAGCAAGACGTCCATTGGCTCCTCTAGGCCTGCATAGCCGGCCGCTCGCACTACCAGCTGCACGCTGCCGGGCGATATGTTGGAGGTGATCTGCAGGTCGTTGTTCCAGCTCGGCAGCCAGAAGCCGTGCCACTTGCCGCGCTTCGTGTGTAGCCAGCGCTTCAGGTCCCACAGGGCCTGCCTGTCCAGCGTATCCCAGCTCATGACGCTCGTCGGGCTGGCGTACGAGAACTCAGGCCCCCTCCACACTACGCCAGTGTCGCTGTCCAGTGACGTCAGCTCGCGCTGCAGCACCTCGCGCACATCCGACACAAGCACGTTGGGATCAGTGACTACCTCGTAGCCGCGGTAGGTAGGGTAGGGGGAGATGCTCGGAGGCACGGCGGTGTCCACCACCTCGAAGCGGGCCGTGCCCTTCACCTGGTCGGTGCGTGACCTCACCACCTCCAGGGCCTGCAGGAAGGACGCCGTCACCACCGGCATGACGAGCGCCCCGGAGTAGTCCTGCTCCAGGGCAGGGGCAAAGGTGAACCCGCTGTCGTCGAGCTCGGCCACGGTGACGACCTCGTAGTGGACCTCGTCCTGCCACACTATAGCCTTGCCGCCCTCGAGGTAGTTGGTGTACCGCGTGTCCACTGCCACCGAGGTCGCGCCTGCTGCCACGGTGCCGACAAGCGCGAAGTCGCCCCACAGCGGCAGGTTGAACTCGCCGCCCTCATAGGTCAGCGCCTGCGACCGCGCCCGCGCAAACTGCAGCGGCGTCATGACGTAGTCGTAGACTAGCTCGGTGCGCGGGGTCACTCGCAGCGAGACCCGCTGCTCCTGCCCCTTGCACCGCATGACGTCGGTCAGCCACTCCACCGCCTCCGTGAACTCCCGCTGCGGGATGTATGCCCAGGTCTCCACCTCTAACCTCCAGTTGCCAGGCTGCGGATCGTGGCAGAGTTGCGCTGGACAATGTTCATGATGACCTGCTCGCCAGCGTCGCTGCCCATGTAGTCTCCGATGACCCCGGTGTCAAAAGCGTTCACAATGCGCAGGCTCGTCTGTGGCGCGGACTGCTGTTCGCCGCCACCCCCCTGTGCCTCCTGCATTGCGCGCGCAGTGCCGACCCGGCCCGTGACCGCCGCGGGGCCCTTGACCAGCTCCGGACCGTACTCCCCAACGATGCCGATCTTGCCGGCGGGAATCTGACCGCCGTCGTCGTAGGCCCCTGAGTAGTTTGAGCCCTGAATCTGGGACATGATGCTTGCACCGGCCGCCGCGACCTGCGCCATGGCGGCGAGGTTTTCGGGCCATCCGCGCTCCTGCGCCTTGGCAAGGCCCGTCGCGATCGACATGGCCGCCTGGGTGATCGAGAAGGCCTTGCTGATCGCGAACAGGGTCTTGTAGGTCTTGGACTGCTCGCCGGCGTACGTCTTGGCCAGGCCGGCGAGGCCCTCGAACAGGGCCTGCCCTCCCTGCAGCTGGGTCTGCAGGCGCTTCTGCTCGGCGGCAGCCTGCTCCTCGTCGAACTGCTGCTTGAGCCGGCGCAGCAGGTCCTGGCGCTCGGTCTCCGTCACCGCCTCGCTGTCTAGGATGAGCGCGCGCTTGCGCTCGTAGGCGCGGGTGAGCATCTCCTCCTCCGTTAGCAGGGAGTTGTAGAGCCCGTCGCGCTCCGCCTGGCGCTGCTTCTCGAGGTCCGCGAGGGCCTTGGTGCGCTCCTCCTCCGTGCGCGCCGTCAGGTCGGCACGCATCGGGCTGCCCTCGGCAGTGTTGGCCGCGATGATCTGCATGCGCTTGTCGTAGGACTCCTGGATGACCTCCTCCTCGGAGCGCAGCGACTGGCGCAGGCCCTCGAGCTCGGCGCCGCGCTGCTCCTCCAGCTTCTTCAGCTGCTCGGCCCGGTCGGCGTCGAGGCGCTTCATCAGGTCTGCCCGCATCTCGCTGCCGGCCTTGGTGTTGGCCTCGATGATGGCCTTGCGCTTCTCATAGGAGGCCGCGATGGTCTCCTCCTCGGTGCGCAGGGACTCCTTCAGGGACTCGAACTCGCGCTCCTGCGCCTTGCGGGCGGACTCAGCCGCCTTGTCCACCTTGTCGGAGGACTTGCCCCCGGAGCTGCCCCCGACCTTGAACTGCCCCAGGACAGGGCCCTTAAACTGCTTTAACTTTTGGTCAGCCTCATATTGCGCGCGCAGCCGCTGTGCTGCTGCTATTTGATCGTCGCTCGCCTTCACAACGGCATCTCGCTCGCGCAGGGCCTCGTCGATCGACTCCATGCGGGCGGCGCGGATGGACTGCAGCCTGTTCTCGAGCCGCTGGCCGACGCCGGCGACCGTGTCGTCGTTGAAGATGGCCGCCACGCCGTCCTTGAAGGCGCCGGCGTAGGCCATGACGCGGTCGAGGCCGGCGGCGACCTCCACCGTCATGATCTGGATGAACGCCCGCACGTTGGACGGGAAGTTCTTGAAGGCGCCGATGAGGGAGTCCACGGCGCTCTTGCCCTCGTCCTTCCACTCGCCGAAGCTCTCCTTGAGGAACTTGGTCACGATGTCGACCGTGCGCTCGATGTCGTTGCCCCAGGTGTCGAACTGCACCGTGATGGACTTCAGGTAGGCCTCGAGCTCGCCGGACGCGAGCATGTCGTTCAGCTCCTGTAGCGCGTCCGTCGCGAGCCGCACGGCCGCCTCGATCGCGTCGCCGACTCCGCTCTGGGACACTTTCCGGAACAGGTCGTCCCAGGTGTCGCCCAGGTTGGCGATGGCACCGTCGAGCGTGTCCATGCGGCGCTCCATGGCGCCGGCGAACTGGTTCTCGCCCAGGCTGGTGAGGTACTGCTCAATCTCGGCCGCGTTGTTCCCGATGGTCGTCTTGACCCCCTGGAACGTGAAGGTGACCTTGTCGCCCTCCTGCTTGGCCTTGATGCCGAACTCCTTCAGGCGCTCGAACTCGCCCGTGGCGGCGTCGGCCACGGCTTCGATCATCTGGTTGAGGTCCTTGCCCATCGCGCTGGCGGTGTTGCCGTACGATGTGAGGGCGCGCTCGCTGGGTGTGAGGCCCAGATTGACCAGCTTGGTGAAGCCCTCGACGGCCTGGTTAAGGTCGTAGGGTGTCTTCTGGGCGAACTGCTGCAGGGCGTCGAAGGCCTGCGCGGCCTTCTCGCTCGACCCGGTCGCGGTGACCAGGCCGGCGTTGAGGACGTCGAACTCGCGCTGCACGCTCACGAGCTTGGACAGCGCCGCGCCGGCCGAGGCCACGGCGGTCAGCGGGCCGAGGAGCTTGGAGAAGGCCCCGGTGAGGCCCGACGTGGCGCGCTCGGCTCCGCCGCCGGATGTGGAAAGCCCCTTCAGGCGGCGGTCTGCCTCCGCCACCTGCAGGGACTCGACCTTGATAGCTAGGCTAGCCACGTCTGTCATGCTGCACCTTCCAGAAAATACGGTCTAGGGACTTTATCAGCTCGGCCTCCCAGCCCTTCAGTCGCTTGCCCGTCATGTTGGACCAAGACTGCAGCTCGGTGTACGTCAGCGGCTCGCCCGCGAAGACCTCCCTGAACCACTCCCACACATACCGGAGCTCCTGTGGGAGCTCCGGCGCGTTCTCAAGCTGAGGCGGCTTCCGCTTCAGCGTCTTCCACACCTGCATGAGGGAAGCACGCAGGGTCTGCTTCGAGCCCTTCGGGATCAGGTCGAGCCGGAACTCGTGCTCGGCGAAGGCTGCGAGCTGCTCGACCGCCCCACGAAAAAAAGCGCCCTCTTGCTGGCCGCCATGTCAATCGCGTCCATGATCTGCGGGGCTTCCATGAAGAAGGCCTCGACGTTCTCGCGGGTGCACGGCTGGTCGAAGGACCACGCCACTACCAGCGAGGCGATGAGCCCGCGCTTGCTCTTGGCAATCTCGGAGGCCCGCTCGTCGCGCGACTCGATGGCGGCGATACGGAAGGCGTCGCGCTTGGACTCGGCCTCCGCCGCCCGGAAGGCGTCGGAGTCCACGCCCAGCACGCGCACCCAGTGCTCGCTCTTCTCGCCGTTCGGCAGGTAGAGGGGCAACTGCACCCCCTCGTTTGCCGGGCCGCGCGTGAAGAACGCGTTCATTGGTGCCGCCCCCGCGGCCTTTTCTACGTTTTCCATTCAGTCTCTCCTTGTGGCGGGCGCGTTACGCGTCCTGGCGGTCGATGATGAGGTTGGTGCCCGTCGTAGCGTCCAGCAGGGCCTGGAAGGGCATGCTGAGCGTGATGGGCCCCTCGCCGTCCACGTCCGGCTGGCCTCCCGTGTACTTGATGCGCGGCAGGGTGAACGTGTACTTGTTGCCTGCGCCGTCGGGCAGCTCGAACTCGATGCTGGACTCGGTCTCGTTGATGAACTTGTCCAGCAGAGCGGAGTTCTCGAAGTACGCCGTCACCTGGCCGGTCACGTTCGAGCGGCCGATGGACGGGCGTATCGACTGCTTGGAGCCGACCACGAAGCGGGCCTCCAGGCTGTTCTCCAGCGACAGGCTAATCTCCGTGATGACCGCGATGGGCGTCCCGGCCTCGCTGAGCGTGCCGGTGAAGGAGTCGAGCGGAGAGGTCGTCGTCGCCGCGGCGTAGGTTGCGCCGGCGATGATCGCCGTGCCGGTGGACATGCCCTGCCCCAGTACGCCGAAACTGCCGGTAATCATTGCGTTGGCGTTGATGGCCAGGCTGAGCGTGTTGAACTCGACGCCAGTGAAGCGGTGGTATGGCTTGTCGGCGGACAGGATGTCGCCGAAGAAGCGCTCGACGGTGAAGGAGCGGCGCGTGACGCCGGCCTTCAGGCGGTCGATGCCCGCGCCGCCGCCGTCGACTGCCCACGTGCCGAGCAGCACCGCCTCCAGCAGGTCGTCGAAGCTGCCGTAGGACAGCTCGATGTTGATGTCGCCGCCGACCTGGTAGGCGCCATGGCGGAAGTCGGCGATCTGCCGGTCGTCGCGCAGCTCCTCGGACTGCAGTGACTCCTTGGACAGGCCAAGGGTGGTGCCGGTGTGGCGGATCGGCTTGAAGGCCGGG